AGGATTGTTTCCAACAACAGTTTCAACATCAACAGAACCTCTTAGCAAAGAGCCTTTTTGTTGCGATAACATTTGAACATTGTTTGAATACTGTTCAACGAACGCAGTTGTAATTTGATTTGACATTTTTCAAATCTCCTTAGTTATGTTGGTTAATGTTAATCGATTTGATTGCCTCCAAAACTGGAGATCTCTTCTGTAAATTTTAAGACTTCACTTTGTCTTTTTTCGAAGCGGTCTTTTCAGATTGTCGCTTAGAATTTTGTTTTGTAACCCAATTATAATAGGTTTCAGCTTTATCTAATGGATCTGTAATTCTTGCTATTTCAGGAGCAAATTCTACAGCTAGTCTTACACATTCTAGTCTGATCTCTACATCGTTTAGATGACCGTCATTATCCATTATGTAATAGTTCTCTTAACTTAAATACTTCTTGAACGGATCTGTCATGATTAGGATGTTGTTTATCCCAAAATGGAGAACCTTCTTCTTGTAAAGATGCTATCTCTTTTTGAAGATCTTTAGCTGTCATATAAGAAGATGTATCTCCTTTAACAACCTCATCTTCAGATAACTTATCTGCAAGTTGTGAGAATGCTTTAACAACAGCAATGTTATCTCCAAGTCTTGATCCATCTTGTAAGAAAGTATTTTCTAAAAATTCATTACCTAATGTAGATGATGCTAATCTTTTAGCTTGATCTAATCTTTTAGCATATTGAGGACCAAACTCTCTTTTAAGTTCGTTCTCAGTATTTAATCTAGTTTCAGCAGCTTTTTCTTCTGCCTGGATAGAGCTGCCTTCAGTAATATTATTATAATACTTAATTAAGCTTTCAGCTTGTTGAGGTAACAAACCAAGTTTGTGAGCTTCTTGATTAAAAGAAGAAACTAATTCTTGATCAACTTCTCCTTCTTTAAAACTATATTTATAATCTTCAGGTTTTTCTGGAGCGCCAAGTTTATTAAAAACAGCTTTCCAATCATCCTCTGTTGCAAATTTATTAGGTACTGGAATTTTATCTGCACCTACTATCTTTTGTGCTGATAGATACGATTTAACAAAGTCGCCCATATCTTTAAAATTTTCTAAAGATTTTTCTGCTCTGTATTCATCAGGAATCAAATCCTGAAAGTTTGTTTGTGTTGTTGTCTGCTCTCCAGATAATACTGAAGTTTGCGATTGATCCGTTGTAGTATTAGCTATCGGATCAGATTGAACTTGTTGTTCAGTTGTCTGATTGTCCATTAAGTTACTCCTTATGAGGTTTAATCATCGCTTTTAAAAAAATCAAAATTGATCTTTGACCTTCAAGAAAAGCAGTTTCGTGACTACTATCTTTTGAAAATGTAGTAACAAACTCATGACATCTTTTTTCGAGGTCATTCAAAACTCTAGTACCTTCTTCTGTATCGAAAGTAATTTTATAATCTTTTTTTAATTCTAATAATTTTTTATTCTGTTGATCCATTTAGAACTTCTTTAGCTAACGGTGCAGCATTCTTAGCCATTTCGCTTTCAGCCATTTGTTGCTGCATCTGCATTTGTTGTTGTTGAGCTTCTTGTCGTTCCATTCTAATTCCTTGAACTTCCTTATCACTTTTGATCATTCTTGCTGGTAAGCCTAGTGTTTGAACTAATTGTTTAACTAAACCGTTTTCATCGATGTAATCCATAACTGGCATCGTTTGAGAAAGAGAACCAAATAATTCTAAACCTCTCATAACATTTTGCAGCTCTTGTCCTTTTTGAGCTAGAGCCATTGGAGATACATATTCAATATCAATTTCTTGATTAGCAAGAATAGGTGGAGCTTCTCTAAATAATCGGTTTCTTAACATTATAGAAAATACTCTATTAATCATTGGCTCAAGTAATTCACTTTGTATTCTTCCCATTACTGGACCAAGTATTCTCATCTTCTCTTCGTTTCTTTGTAGAACTTCTGTAGCTGTCATTGTTCTATTAGATTGAATTTGCAACTGATCTACATGAAACATTCTAGCTATAGCTTCTCTTCTTGCATTCTCTGCATTTAATGTAACCGTAGTATTCTGACCTATATTTAATGGCTCAATTCGATCTCTTGATCCTGATCTATAGTAATTCAAACTTCCAGGTGTCATTCTAACTGGAGCTAACATACTGTCGTCAGGTACTAATAGAGGTGGATCGATCATCTTAGCTGATGCTTTCAATCCGTGTTCTACCATTTTGTTAAGTACCTTTACATCTGGCAGCGCATTCATCGATGGAGATCTTCCATAAATCTCTGTAGATGATTTTAAGTATCTTGAAACAACATAAGGATTTTCATTAAATCCACCTACTGAAATTACATGATCAGTTCCATGTTCAAAGTAAATACTCTGAAACTTCATATTCTTTTTATCTTGTTTAGATCCATCATAAATAGATCTTGGTCTAACAATATGACAAATCTCTACTTCATCATAAGGATTAGATTTATAAGTATTATTTATTTCTTTAGATAAATTTTCTGCACCAAATTTTTGAATAGCTTGATCGACAGTAAGTTTAAATTTTCTATAAACATTATCAATTAAACCTTTTTTATTTTCTTCAATATAAATTTCTTTTATGTGTCTAGCTGAAAACCGAATGATGTCATCTTCATCTTCTTCAACCATCAAGCAAGAAGTTCCAAATGCAATTAAGTCATGATAGTTTTCAAAGATCTCTTGTTGAAAATTAGATCTAGCAAAAGCTAAATACATTTTATCAATACTATCTTCTAGCCATTCTCTAGCTTCATCATTCTCATTTAATACTGCTTCCTTAAATCTTAAAGAAAACCATCTATTCGCTGATGATGTCAGCATTCCATGCAATGATGCTGCTAATAATTCTAAAGAATGAATTGCTGTTGCATCAAATATTTTTGTGGATCTTTTATCTCCTCTAGTTCTCTCTTTAGTAATCTCAGCTTTTCTAGGTAGCATTAGATCTGCCACTTCTTGCCAATGACTTTCCCAAGTAGATCTTTTCTCCATCAATCTTGATAGATTATTCTTTAGCTCTGCAGCTAGTTTTCTAAGTTCTTGCGATTGCATTATCTCTTCTTAGCTGTCTTAGCAGCTCTTCTAAATTGCTTAGCTGTTGGTCTGCCTTTTTGACCACGCTTTCGCATTTTTTCTTTGCTGCCTTTTTTAATTCTTTTTCTTTTCGCATGTATATTTGCGTATAGTCCACGTCTTGCCATAATGATTTATCCTAGTAAGGTTTTTTTGCTTAGTGTTGGGTAGTCATCAACTCCAGTTACGGAAGTTAAAATTGTTTTTTTTCTACCTTTTCTTCTGTTCTTTAGTGCTAATTCATCAGCAGTCATCTCGGTTATAGCTGGTGCTTCAGCTGTAATCATATCTGACTTAACATCAGTATTATTCATTTGAGATTTTACTTTTGGTTGTTCAATAGATTTTTGAGTAACTATATTATTATTATTATTATTATTGTTATCTCTTCCTGTTCTTAGATCTCTAGGTGGTTTTCTTGAAACATCTCCTTGATAATCTGGACTACCTAAATAACTGTCATTAATTTTTCTGTCTTTAGCTTTAGCTTTAGATTTTGCTATACCTTTTGAAATACCTCTAACAACAGCGCCTACAACTCCGCCACCTTTAATAAATTCTACAACTTTGTTTTTAGGTTTCGTATAACCAAATTTAGTTTTATTATTATTTCCACCGCCACCATTATTACCGCCTGAAGGTCCACCCATAATAATTATCCTAATAAAGTTTTTTGTTTAATTAATTCTTCTTCGTTTAGACCAGAAGCTGAAGTCATAATTGTCGATCTTCTACCTTTTCTTTTTCTTAATAATTCAGCAGCAGCTTCATTACCTTTCTCGGCATTTTCTGAAAGTTTTTCATCCAAAGCTTTTGACATCTTTTTTCCTTCTTCTGGAGTTTTAAGTTTTGGCTCTACCTTTTTAAAAATTTTAGGATTTTTTTTTATAATTCTTGCAACACCACCCATGAAATTAACCTAGTAAACTTTTTTGATCTATGTTTGCATCTTCAATTTCGTTTAAGCCAGTACCAGTTAAGATAGTAGATCTTCTACCTTTTCTGTTTCGCTCTCTTTTTCTTTGAGCTTCTTCTTCTGCTGCTATAACTGCTGGATCATCTGCTTCAGGTACATCTTCCGTTTTCGGCATGACAATTGGAGCTGGATCTGGCATCTTTGGTGCTTTAAATATTGAACCCATAACTACCTCTTCTTCTTTTTAAATTTTTTCATTTTAGCTTTCTTAGCTGATGCTTTACCTTTTTTTGTGTAAGCATATTTTTTTCCGTTTACCATTGGCATAATTATATTACCTCGTAATTGCTTTCAGCTTTTTGCTGTAAAGATTTGTTGTTGATTATTTTTGTTTCTTCCATTCCAGTCGCTAAACATCGTAAAGCATCCATTGGATGTGAGCTGAAATCATGAACTGGTTTTGATTTATAAGTTCGATCCTTATCACTATATTTTCTATGATAGTGTCTAAGAGCAATAAGAAGCTTTGAGCAATTATCACTATCGATCCTACATCTAGGTAAAATCATTTTTACTGCATGAATACCATCTTCTAAAAGTAGTCGAGGTGCAGTCCTAAATTTTATTCCAAGCTGATAAAAAACTTCTCTTCTTGTTTTACCAGTAGAGAACTCAACCTGGTCCAAATCGTGTGGTGCATAATGAGTTTCATACACATACGGTTTTTCTTTTAAAACTTGAACGTAATGCGGCAGCGCCTGGTTGTTGTTTTCGTAATAGTCTATCAAATGGATAGAGTGATTAACCTTTTGAAAGAATATTATAGATGTACTATCGTTAAATCCGAGATCTATTGCAGTTGATACTGGATAAGCTGGATCGTATGGAACAGATCCAATTTGACCTTTATCGTCTATTTCTTGAACTACATCGCCATAGATTGAGCCTTGTATATTACCAATAAAAGAGCATTCAAACTCCTGGTCATACTTAGCTTTACCCATAACGGATAGAGCTGCATCTAATTCTTCTTGATCAACAATTTTTGTACTAGACGCTTTAGCTTTGTAAAGAAACCAATTATCGTCTGCTTGAGCTTTGTTATAATAATCATAAAATATATTGTTCATTCCTTTTGGTGTTCCAATCAGAAACATTTTTCCTTTTCTGTCGCTGAGAGCTGGAGTTATTACTTCATCTATTAAACCTTGAGAGATCTGCGCAGTTTCATCGATTGCGACCATATCCATATAGATACCTCTTATGCTATCGAAATTCTCACTAGACAGTAAAGTAATTCTTGAACCATTAATTAAATCGCAACGCAATTCACTTTCATTCCATTTAGTACCAGGAATATTTTTTGTATAATATTTTAGGTAATCCCAAGCGATGCTTTTTGCTTGTTTGTAAGTAGGAGCAATGTAAGCCAGTCGTGGATTATGGTTTTTATTTTGTAAAGCGCTGCGAATTAAATGGTTAAGAACCATGACGGTCTTGCCAAATCTTCTATGACAGCAAAGTACAGCATATCTGTACTGATCTAATTCTTTATGTATAAACGCCTGGTGCTTTCTTGGCGTGTACGGTATTTGGATTTTCATTAAAATATAGCTGCACCTAATATAAATCCGATTGCGAAAGTGATTAGCAAAGGATGATCAATGCAAAGACATTCTATTTTAAATCTTAAATTAT